ATGTTCAGTATTTCTCTGAATCATTGCTTTCCATTCGGTTTCAGTATCAGAAAGTCCTGTTCTTGTACCATATGCAGCAAAGTTAGCATCTGCATTAATTACAGTTACGCTATCGCCAGCAGCAGAAAAGATTGCTGCGATTTCATCTGCGGTTTTTTCTTCCATAATAAAAACTTAGTTGTTTACAGTTTACCCTGCTTCGAGGGCTGTGACTTTTGCTGATAGTTCTTGTATTGCTTTTACTAAAACAGGAATTAATTTACCCTGTTTTGCTTCTAATTTATCTGGGTTAGAATCCATAACTAAATCTAAATATTCTGATCCATCTTGTGCTTCTTGTAATTCCTGTGCGATAAAACCAGCACGAACTGTACCATCTTTTGCTCGTAGACCCTCTCTTGTTTTCCACTTAAATTTTACAGGTCTGACACTATTTATAAAATCAAGTCCAACTGGTAAATCTATAATATCAGTTTTATCTCTTCTATCTGATAAAGAACTTATTGAAGTATCAGCACAACGTAAGTTAGAAATATTGCCATCTCCTAAAGTAATTTCATTTGATACTGAAGTGCTAGTCGCTGTTGAGTTAAGACCTATACAAATATTATTACTACCTGTGACAACATCAAGACCAGAGTTAAGTCCTATAGCTGTATTACTAGATCCTGTAGTAACTTGAGGTAAAGAATTATGACCGCAAGCTGTATTGTTAGCACCAGTTGTATTTACATTTAAGGCATTAGCACCAACTGCCGAGTTAGCTGTTCCAGTAGTATTTGCTCCTAATGCATTATATCCAACTGCTGTGATATTACTGGCAGTTGTATTAGCATCTAAAGCACCAGCACCTATAGCTGTGTTGAATCCTCCGCTAGTTATATTACCTCCAGCAAAATAACCTACGGCAGTGTTATAACCAGCCGTACAATCTTCTAAACTTCTCCAACCAATAGCAATATTTCCGAAGCCAGTAGTTACATTTTCTAAGGCATCTTTACCAATAGCTATGTTGTAATTTGCAGTTGTGGCAGAAGTTAAAGCAAATGCACCTAAAGCTACGTTATCTGCTCCAGTTGTGTTTGATGCTAATGCAACATCACCAACTGCCGTATTGTTACTTGCAGTGGTATTGGCATCTAACGCTGATCTTCCGATAGCTGTGTTACTACTTCCTGTAGTATTGGTGTCTAAAGCAGAAGCACCTAAAGCGGTATTTGTAGAACCAGTGGTATTTGCTGCTAATGATGACTTTCCAACGGCAGTGTTAGCTGCTCCAGTTGTGTTTCCTGTTAAAGAACCATATCCAACAGCAGTGTTGTTAGAAGCAGTTGTATTAGCATCTAAAGCACTATGTCCTATTGCAACATTATTACTTGCAGTTGTGTTACTAAGTAAGGCGTTTTGTCCTACAGCAGTGTTAGCTCCTCCTGTGGTATTAGCTGACAATGCACTCGTACCTACCGCAGTATGTCCACCATTATTTTGGTTAGATAATAAAGCGTTATAGCCAACAGCAGTAGAATTTGATCCAGTTCCATTAGTGAATAAAGCTTGTGATCCGACTGCTGTATTACCTGCTCCTGTAGTATTAGATGTTAATGCTAAATTTCCAATACCTGAATTATTTGTAGCTGTAGTAGTAGCTCCACAAGCTCCGTAACCAAAAGCTGAATTATAAGAAGCAGTTGTATTGGAATCTAAAGCATTAGCACCTACCGCAGTGTTCTGAGTTCCAGATGTGTTTGTTGTTAAAGCACTTTTACCAATAGCAGTATTATTTCCACCAGAAACAGCAGCATCTAAAGCACCCTCTCCAAGAACAGTATTACCTGCAACAGAATTTGCTCCTTTTCCAACAACAATTGAATTAAAGGTAAAATCTGCTCCTGTTGCTATTTTTGCAGCAGTAATAGAACCATCAGCAACACCGCCTGCTGCTGCCCAAGATAAATTACCCGAACCATCAGAAACTAATGCATAACCACTAACAGAAGCGTCTGTAGCTGGTAAAGTCCAAGTTATATCACTTGTAATAGCCGCAGGTGCTTGAAATGCTACATAATTAGAACCATTAGCATCTGCTTCTACAAAACGTAAATCTTTTTGGTTATCTAATAACAAATCACCTGTTAAAGTACCGCCAGCCTTAGGTAATGCAGCATTAGCTGTAGTTTGTGCCGAATCAGCAGCGTCTTTAGCAGTTTTTACAGAATTAGGTGTAGCGGCTGTTGTTGTTGAAGTACTAGATACTGAATCTGTTAATTGAACTGCCCCAACGGCTGAAGTTGTACCTGCGGTCATATATGCAGAACCTATTGCAGTACCCTGCCAAACACCTGTAGCTATTGTGCCTAATGATGTTAATGAACTACTAACAACAGAAGAACCCAATGCTGTTGCACTTAATATTTGTGTACCTGCAACCTTTAATACTTTTCCTGATGCTAAATCTAAATGCTCTGATAATGTCCATGAATCTGTAGAATCTACCCAATTTATAGTTTTATCTGTTGCACCTTTTAATGTAATACCACCACCATCTGCCGTTGTATCTGACGGGCTAGAAACCTTACCAATTTCTATATTTTTATCTTCTACTGTAAGTGTTGTTGTATCTATAGTTGTACTAGTACCGTTTACAGTAAAGTTACCGCCAACTGTTAAATTACCTGTTAATAGTCTATTTGTATCTGGTATTGGTACATAATCAAGTGATTGCCAAGCTGTAGATCCATCACCAATTTTAAATTTTTTAGTATCTGATTCTATACCCCATTCACCTGCAAGTAATACAGTATTATTAGATGTCCAATTACTAGCTGTATCTCTTCTTTGCTTTTGTAAAGCACTTAGTGTAATAGTCATAAATTATGCAGAACCTCTTGCATCTATTATATTAGTTCTAGCAGGTGATGAGCTACTTGTTAAGGCATCTAATATATAAGTTCTTGCAGTACTACTAGAATCCCCTGCATCAAATATTAAATCACCAATATCAATAGGTACTGACACAAGTTCTATTTCTACATTCCATTTACTTACGATTCCATCAGATATAGTAGGTGCATTAGCATATAACCAGGCGAAATCCGAAACTAATGCAACAGGTGGTGTTGTATATCCACTCCATGTACTAGATGACAAAAAGAAGATTTCAAAACTACCACTCTGACCATCGTAATGTGTTCTTATAAGATTTACTTGCGTTTCTGTTAAATTATCAAATGTTAATTGTAGTGTTTGGTTTATACGTCTGTTACCCCTCCTAAAACCTGTTGTAGCTCCACTAGATGATGATTGTATAGCACTAGGAAAATCACCCTGCGTATATAGTCTAGATGTAGGAATTATTGAAGGAAAAGTAGCCATTATGTAGGTACGCTAATTAGCTCTATAGATGTACTATACCTATTTGGTGAAGATATACTAATTTGAAAAGATTGAGCATACCGCCATTGGTAACTACTACTGCTAACAGGTGGTGTAGAGTAACCAGCCCATACAGAACTAGATAAATCAAAAGGTACAATAGATCCGTTTTGTCCGTTGTAATGTGTCAATAATGTTTGTGCTTCTGTTTCTGTTAAATATTCGTATGTAATAGTTAATCTTTGTGCAATTCTTTTTGCACCTACCTTAAATCTAACATTACCACCACTTAAACCTTCATGGGTATTTTGAGGGTAGTCCCCATATACTAATGCCCTTGTTTCTGGTTCTAATGAAGGAAAAGTAGTCATTGTAAAACAGTAAAAGTGCCAGTTGTTATTTCTAAAGATATTTCTGATTTATCATTAGTATCTAAAGGAAAATGTGTAGCCTCTATATTACTAACACCATCATTATCATAAGTAATACTGCTAACTTGATAATAATTTATTTCTGTCCTGTCATCACCTACGCTATTTTCCCTTTGTAGTTGCAGTTTTATAATATTTGTAGGTATTAAAGTTGTTGTTAGTAATGGCGTAGAAAAACTTATATTATGTGTGCTATGTTTTCGTCTTGCTAATTCATACTTTGCGTACAGGATGGCATGGTTTACATCAGCACAAAAATCACTCATATCAAATTGCTCCGTAGGTGAATCTAAAGCACTACTAGTAAACCTTACACTAACTGTTTTTCTTCTTGCAACTGCTGTAGGTAAACACTCTGTATAGATGCAATTAGCAATAAATTCTCTTCTTTCTTCTACACTTAAATAGCCTTTTTTAAATGATCCTTGAATTATATTAGCTTCTGTAAATGTAGCAGTAGGAGTTAGTGCTGTTGTATCAATTTGGTTACTACCATTTATAGGTAATATTGGGGCAAATTGATATTTACCACCTACAGATAAAAAAGATAAAAAATAATATGGTGATGTTTTAGTTATAAAATCAACAATATTAACAGCCTTAGAAATTATGCCATTAAAAAACATACTGTTATTTGTACAAAATGTAGATAAACTTTGTAAATTACTTAGTTCCACAGGTGCAACTATTGTTGCTGTATTATTACCATCAATTTTTTTATATAACTTAAACAAGTGCATTGCTAAATCTATAAATTGATTACTAGCACCATTTGTATAACTAGAACCAGATAAACCAGCACTAAATAAATCTACTTTTACACCCTGTTCATAAAATATATAAAGTTGTTTTGTAGCAGTAGGGAAAGTATCAGCAGAAGGAATATCAAACAAATTACCTGATACGGCTAAAAAAGTAATATCAGCAAAAGATGAATTATTATTAGATGTATTTTGTATAACTTCACTTGTACCAACGGTATGTTCAACCTGTACACCGTCTAGCGTTCCACTACTTGCAGGGTTGCTTGTTATTGTTTGAGTGTTAACAGAAACAAAAGTATATTTAAAAATAAATTTAGTTCTACTACTACTAACTGCATTGAGTCCATCTAAAGCAGATTGAGGGTATTCACCGGCAGCCACAGTAGTTGCATTTATAGGAGGGAATAATTCACCGCCTGTATCAGCAATTAAATCTTCAATAGTACCAACAGTCCTACCACCAACTAAACTACTACCAGAAAATCTTTGATTAAAACCAAAATTCATATCACTAACACCTAAATATGTTTGGTATGCTGTTGTGACATTATCACCAGTTTCAGCATCAAAAACCTGTAAAGACATTACAAAAGTAGTATTAGATGTGTCTCCTGTTCCGAAAGTTTTAGATCTTAAACCACTAAAATCAGTACCAAAATCAGGCTCATTTTCTAGGTAAGTACCAGAAGAAGGTTTAAACAATTCTGTTAAATATGTATATATATCATTACCACAAAATAAACCAGCACTAGATATAGGGCATGAATTAGGAGAAGATGCTAATGATGCTGCTGTACTGTAAATATGACTTAAAGTAATTGATGTATCATCTAAAAAACTTAGTTTTGATAAACCTGTAAAAGCTCTAGATTTTGTAGGTGTACTAGCTATCTCACCTTGAGATATAACAAATAATAATTTCTGTACAAAACTAGCAGTACCAGCTTTTATTAACGATGGTTGCATCCATACACCACCTATATTATTAGCTCTTTTACCAAAAACTATAGGTACAGTTTCACCTGTTGTTGCTATTTTTTGTGATACATCAAGATCACTATTAGGTTTTTTAAAATTATCTAAACTTTCATCTAATATTTGAGCATCTTGCCCTACTTCAGATTTTTTTTGTGCATCGCCTGTAAATAATGGTTTTGCTTTTGCACCACCTGCAATAAAAGAATATCTTCTACTTCTAACCATTATTCATTCTCCTTAGACATTATGTAAGGTAAAATTTCTGCTGCTACTGTAAATGTAGCAAATTTAATTTCTTTAATTTTTGTTGTACCAGTTAAAACTGTATCATCAGCTAATTTATATACTCTTTTATCACTAATAATTTCACCAGTAACATCATTTACTTCACTGCCATCTTCTAAAATAGCGTTAATTTTAACAGCAAAAACTAAATCATTCATGTTGCTATAAACCTACCCATTAAATCACTACTAATACGCCTTGATGGTACTTGTGCTTTTTGTTTTGATATTGCAGGGCTAAC